GTTGCGATTGAAATTGGTAATATGTCTGGATTTACTGATAAAGAAATTCCAGAGATGCAGACATTTGCGAAACAATTGACTCATTTTGAACCAAATCAAGAATGGTTGGTTCAACAAACAGAAAAGTTTTGTAAGGATAGAGCAGTCTATAATGCTATCTTGTCATCAATTAAAATTATTGATGGTAATGATAAAATACACACACAAGACGCAATCCCCTCAATTCTTTCTGAAGCATTATCTGTGTGTTTCGACAACCATGTTGGTCATGATTATATCGAGGATTCTGATTCTCGTTTTGAGTATTATCATAAAGTTGAAGAAAAAATTGCTTTTGATTTGGATATGTTTAATAAAATCACCAAAGGTGGTTTAAGTAAGAAAACATTGAATATTGCATTGGCTTCAACTGGTGTAGGAAAATCTTTGTTTATGTGTCACGTTTCGGCTGGCGCATTGATGCAAGGTAAGAATGTTCTTTATATTACAATGGAAATGTCAGAGGAAAGAATTGCTGAGAGGATTGACGCAAACTTACTTAATTTGACTATGGATGAGCTAAAAGTAGTTGATAAAGATATTTTTGATGCAAGAATTGATAAGATTGCAAAGAAAACTCAAGGTCGTTTAGTTGTTAAAGAATATCCAACTGCTTCTGCTCATGCTGGGCATTTCCGTGCTTTACTTGAAGAATTGAAGATGAAGCGTGAGTTCGCTCCAGATATTATTATGATTGATTATTTGAATATCTGTGCGAGTCAAAGATTAAAGATGGGAGCATCTGTTAATTCCTATACCTTTATTAAATCAATCGCCGAAGAACTTCGAGGTTTGGCTGTAGAATATAATGTTCCAATTCTATCTGCAACTCAAACGACAAGAGGTGGTTCAACAAATACTGATATTGGTTTAGAAGATACAAGTGAAAGTTGGGCTCTTCCAGCAACTGCGGATATGATGTTTGCTTTAATCTCTACTGAAGAATTGGAGCAGTTAAATCAGATTATGGTTAAACAACTTAAGAATCGTTATAATGATCCAAGTTATTATAAGAGATTTATTATTGGTATTGATCGTTCAAAAATGAAGTTGTATGATGTTGAAGTTTCTGCTCAAGCTGGATTGTCAGATGTTGGTCATATTGAATTAAAAGAAGATAAACCATTATTCGATAAAAGCGATTTTGGAAAAAGACTACATAGTAATAGCGAGCAGTTTAATGGATTTAAGTTTTAAGGAAACCACAAAATGACTAAAATTATTGTAGCAGAAAAGAAATATGATTGTGAACATATGGTCGGAAAATTTCCGAACGAATCAGATTATGATCTTCTTGTAGAAGAAGACTGTGATGTTTACATGCCAGAAGTTCCTGGGCACCCAGAAATGACTCATTCTGAAGAAAGAATTATTTTTAAGTTTAGGAAAAATTATTTCAGTAAAGAAGAACAAGATGCTGCATATGCAGGTCTAAGAGAAGCAGCAACAAGAACAGAAAACAGAGGTATTGCTTCAGGAATTAAAGAAGGGGTAATTGCCACTGATGAAGGTCGCGAGTGGGTAACTAATTATCAAGACGAAATGACTTCTGCTTTGATTGCCAATAGAAATGCTTCTCTCGAGGAAATTGATGTTATTGATGCCATCCGTGCAAAATATCCAACTGACGAAGATAAAAAACGTGCTGGTGGCGCAGGCAAAAATAATGTTTGGGTAATCTCACGATATCGTGGCGGAAATTTTGATTTTGAAGCATGGCTAGATTCTATTAAACCATTGAATCGTGAAGAGCGAGCAAAATCAACTGAAGATATTATGTCAATGATGAGTTTGACTACCTACGGAACTGCTGTAAATTCTGGTATTGCTGGATGGTTCGATAGATATCCTCGTATTCCCTATGGTCGAGCAACTTCTTATACAGCAAACAGTTTCGATAAGTTTAAGATGTCATATCCATTTTTACAAACCTTAGCAAAGGGATTTAAAGATTTATTGCCTTGGCGTTACAACAATCAAATGGAAGCAGCAAATAAAGTTGATCCTGCGTTTCTTGTTCCAGGAACACCTTTTACAACAGTTACGGTTAATAAAACATTCCGTACTGCTTGTCACTTTGATGCTGGAGATTTAACTTCTGGATTATCAAATCTTCTAACACTCTCTAATAATGGTAACTACAGTGGATGTTATCTAGTAGCACCAGAATATCGTGTTGCAGTAAATGTTCGTCCAGGAGATTTGTTGTTGATCAATAACCATGAAGTAATGCATGGAAATACACAGATTGAATGTCATGATGAAATCGCAGAACGAATTTCTTTAGTTGTTTATTTCCGTGAAAAAATGTTAGAACTTGGAAGTAAGCAGTATGAAGATACTCGTTATAATTTTGTTGAATCTCGAAGACTGAATAAAGAACATCCAGAACAACGTAAGTTATGGAATGGAATTAGTCCAGGAATGTGGGAATCTAAAGAGTGGTATGACTATTGTGAATCTAAACTTGGAATTGATGAACTTCGTAAATATCATCCAGAGTCAGATAAGTCTAGTCTTGAGGAATTCTTTTAATAATGGATAACACACAACCATTGGCTTCAATTGAATATATACTTGATACGTGGGAATTGAATCAGATTGTTGTTGAACATAAAATTCAAGAACACGAATTATTAAAATTAAAAGAATTAGATGTAAATTTTGCCGATGTTATTAAACAAAATTTAACAAAGAATGCTACAGAACAAGTAGCTAAGAGGATGTCTTTTACTAAGTTTAAAGATAAAGAGGTAGACTCTACTTCATTCCGTGGTCGTGTTTGGGTATTTACAAAAGAAGAACTTGAGCAATTAATTAAGGATGCTAGAAATGCGTAAATCTATGAAAATTATGATGGTAATGCACACTTTTAATAATTTTGGTGGTATTATTAATCACTGTGAACATCTAATGGCAGGTTTAAAAGAACTCGGACACGATGTTACTTTCGCATATCTTAAAGGAAATAAAACAGTAAGACCTGTTGAAATTCCTACTACATTAAAAGAAGGATATGAGATTGGTGTTGGTTCAGGATATCCTGTCCATCAAGGCGATGGCTGGATTGCTCCATATTATTCATATATGGTTGAAGATTCTGTTAAACAATTTGTTAAAGATGCCAACGAACATGATATCGTTATCTGGCAGTCAATCTTTGGATTTAAGTGCAAAGATACTGAAGGGTATAAAGGTTGGTTACCAATGATTGAAGATGTTAAGGCAAAACAACTTGTTATTATTCATGATGCAAATTTAAAGAAATTATATCCATGGATTCAGTTGTATGAAAATAATTTTTCTGGTCTGGCATGCGTTCATCCAGCAGCATATGATTCTGCAGATTTTATGGGTGTTCCTCGTGCTCTGATTTTAAATCCGCAAGATATTGCTGGAATTCCAGAAACTCCACCATTCGCTAATCGTGAAAATAAATTATTATCTATTCAAACATTTAAGCGTTGGAAACGTGTTGATGATTTAGTAAGAGCAGTTCCGTATATGCCAGAAGTTAAAACTCTGGTTGGTGGTTACGGTATTGAAGCAGCATACATGATGTCTAAAGACAAATGTAAAGAAGAATATTATGCAACAAAAGAATACGATCCAGATGTAACAGCTGATCGTGAAGGTAAACGTATCTGGGAGAATGCAGAAAACTCAGGTAATTTTGAATACTTGGGTTTTATTTCTGGTAAGAAACGTGACGAAATTCTTGCGACTTCTAAATTCTTAGTTGATCCTTCTTGGTCAAATACTTTCGGTGAACACTTTAACCGTGTTGTGATTGATGCTATGCGTATTGGTACTGTTCCAATTGCCATCAACTTTGGTGTGTCAAATAATGAAGATGGTATTGGTGTAGTTCTTAAGGCTGGAATTAACTATTGTATGATCAAAAAAGGTTCAACTCCAAAACAGTATGGACAAGCGATCACTAACTTCTGCAATATGGACGAAGAACAATATAAACAAATTCAGTTAAATAATTATGAATTAATAAAACAGTTTGACAGGAAAGTTATTGCCGAGCATTATGTTAAATTAGCCATGGGAGAAACGACTGGATTCTTAAATGAGCTCAAAACCAAGTCTAACCACGATCAAAATTTAATGAAAAAAGCTAGGGATATGTTTGATGACCATTTTGAAGTAAAAGAAGTCGTAAATCTAGAATCATTATTTGGCTAAATAGTTAAGTCGTATTTGTCGCTGAGTTTGTAATCGCTAACTTGGAGGAGCGTTCCAGAGGATTTTAAGCCTCTGGCTAGTGTCATGAAATTTATCCAATCCTTAGATTTTGACTTTATTGAGCTACTTTCGTTTAAAGAAAGACCGTTCAGGGCAAAATTCATTCCAGCAAAAATATGGGTTGATCTAGATAAATATAAGAACGATTCCGATGGACTAAAAAACTACTTTAAAAAATGGAAAATTAGAGTATTATACAAAGAACAAAAGAAAGAAGGCAGATTCGTTCCAGTCGGAGGAGAATATTGCCCAATTAAGAATTATTCTGAAGTCCACATTTACAACAATAATTTCAATAAATTTCAATTTACCCAAAACTCTTGGGATCGTATTAAATATAAAATAATTCAAGTTGCAATGCACGAGCTTATCCACTGTAGACAATACATGGGTAAAAACGAAGAATTTGAACCCAGCACAGTAAAATTCCACAAAACTGGTAATTCTAAAATAGATGAAAATCGTCACTATCATTCTGGTAGGGATGAGATTGAAGCATACGCTCATTGTATCTTTTTAGATTTTAAGATGTATAAGCCAACCATCTCTGTAAGCGACTTAATTCGAAGAAGTAAAACCAAAAGAGATTCTGGGACTCTTGCTGGAATCCTTAAAGTATTTGGCAAAG